CCGGTTGGTGATTTAAAATTAAACGTAAATCAAAGTACTTTTAGCTTGAAAATTTCAGGTGGAAGTATTTTTACTCAATAAAATGGCAGAATTAGTTTCAAGAGAGGTAGCCGAAAAAGAAGTAAACGCATGGTTGGAATATAAAAAGGTTCCCGATGCGTATATAAAAGGCTCTCAAATGTATATAAATGGAATGATCATTGCGGTTCAAGAGGGTTCTTTTACGATTGATCCTGATACCAAAGAGATTACCCATAAGCTGAAATGGCCTATTGGGACCGGTGATTTCACTATCACATCATTGACATATAAGCCACGGCTAGGTGTTTCGGTTATTCAGCAAAACATTGTAGGTATCCCGATGACCGATTTGACTGGTCGCACACTTGGAATCATAGCAGCTCTTTGCGGTAAACCACGAACGGAAATTGCTCCAATGGATAGCGAAGATTATCGCTCGGCTTCGGATGTAGCGGCTTTTTTTTCTCCATAAATAATTTACACGGAGTGATTAAAACCGTGGGTCTTTATATGAAAAGTTGGTCGCCTTCACAATTGGGCGACCTTTTTTTTGATGACATAGATAGTAACGGAATATTGTATTGGTACGACGAAATAAAAGAAATTCTAAAGCCTAAGAAAAAAAGATAATGGCAGCCCCAGGATTAACCATACCAACTTCTTTTACCGCAAAAGGAGACTATGTTACTCAGGTTAACCGAATGAGTAATGCAACCGATAAAATGATCGGTTCTCTTTCTCGTTTAAACTCAGTTGGTAAAGGTGCTGGACTATCTGACATTACAAAAAATGTTTTAAGTTACGCTAAATCTGCTTTATTGGTAGGTGGCGCTTTTGCTACTGCCAGGTTTTCGGCAAATTCAATAACCGAATACGAAACGGCTATTCAAAGTTTACAAGCTGTTACTGGTTCTGGTGAGGGTCAAATGGTCGGATTTAAGAAGCAGATAGAAGAACTTGGAGTGACTAGTAAAAAGTCAATGATTGACGTGGCCAAAAGCTTTGAGACGGTTGGATCTATGATGTCGCAATATTTGGATGACCCCAAAGCATTGCGAATGATAACCGAATCAGGTATAACGCTCAGTAAGGCTTCAAGAATGGAATTAGAACCCGCTTTACAGTCTCTAACCAGTGTAATGAATCAATTTCAATTAAGCGCAACCGACGCCAATAAAACCATTCAAACTTTAACTGCTGGCGAAATTGTAGGTGCTATTCGTACTTCAGAAGCCTCCCAATATTTACAGGAATTCGGCGCCGTGGCTAAAAACATGGGCGTTAACGTTGGCGAGTCAGTCGCTTTAATTGAAGCCTTGGGTATCCAAATGGATAAGAGCAAAATTGGCGTTGGCGCTCGTAATATTTTAACAATAATATCAGCAGCTGGAGGTTTAGATAAGAAAGCAATAAAGGATCTTAGAAAAGCAGGTGTAGATACTAAATTTCTAATGGATACTACTCAGTCTTTAAGCGCAAGGCTTCATGAACTGAGTAAAATATCTTCTGATCCTATAAAAATGGTAAGCATTTTTGGAAAAGAAAACTTAACTGCCGGACAAGTTATTTTCAACCAACTTGGAACTTACGATAAATTTTACGATCGAATACAAAATACGTCAGAAGCAGAGAAACAGGCTGCTACAAATAGCAAAACATTTGCAGTTGCGCTAGATCAATTAAAAAATAGGTGGTCTAATTTACTGAACACAAGTTCATCTGTTGGATCGGTTTTAGATAAATTTCGAAATACTTTGTTTTACGTTGGGGATAACATGGAGAGTATAGTTTCTGTTGGCGCAAAGTTAATCGGAGGTTTTTTAGCGTGGAAAGCGGCCATAATGTTAACACAGGGAGCATTGATTGGATTTCGAGCAGTTTCACAGGCTTTTTTCCTGGTTGATATGGTTAAGTACGTGGCAGTTACCAAAGGCATTACTACGGCTACTGCTGCGTACGAGGTTGTAATGGCCTCATTGAACGGAACCATGTTATTAAATCCAGCATTTTTAGTGGTTGCCGGATTAACTGCCCTTATCGGCGTGACGGCAATGGCGATAAATAAAAGTGAAGAACTAAGGAAAGAATATGCGGCTAGGATAGAACTTCAAATGTCGGATGAAAACGACAAGGAAATCGCATCTGTAAAAAGATTAGCACTTGAATATTATAACATGGGTCAGTCGATAAAATCGGCCACCGAAAATGCTATTAAATTTAAGCTCGTAGGAATATCTGAAAAAAGGTTTAAAATTGAAAATGAGATTTCTTCATTAAAAAAACAATTAAGTGAAGAAAAAAATAAAATATATTTAGCCGACTTGTTTTATGGCGGTGGAACTCCAGAAGTAGGAGCGCGTTCTGATATTGCTGAAAAGTTGGCATCTAAACAAAGGGAAGCTGCTTTACTCGCTCAGGACGCTGCAACTGCTGTTGGTTTTGCTAAAAGTGAACAGGATGCAGGAATAATAGGAGGTATGAATGTTGGAAAATACATTCAGCCTTTTGAAGGAACTTCTGGACAAGAAAACAAGTCTTTTCAGGGCTATGGGTCTTTTGAAGGAATGAATTTTAGTGAGCAAAGAAAAAACTTAATATCTAAGCCGAAAACCCAAGAAGACTTTGATAGGGCTCGTAAAATGGAAATTACTATTAAAAACGAGGGAGGTTCACAAGTAGACGTTAAATCTGGTAAAACTTCTGCTAAATCGGTAATGCCAAATACTAAATCTTCATTCTCTACAAACTAATGGCACTGCAATTTGACATAGCTTTATTTGAGAATTTTAACGGAGGAGACGTGCTGGTTAACGGTAACGATCTGGTTAAATATTACGAAAACGAAGGACAAATTTACTTGGCACTTTTTGGCGGTAACGTCGAAGGCGACACACCTGCTGTACCTCAAAACGGAAGAGATCATGTAGATTACTGGGGAAACTTTTTTTTGCCAGTAGAAAACCAGTTCAATTCTAAAACAGAGCGAACTTTAAAACTAACTGAACTTTCATCTAAAGGTCGTGGCATTATTCAGGCAGCGGTTGAGTACGATTTAACTTACCTTCAAAAGTATGCTAATGTGACAGTAACAGTTGCCATTGTTGGAAATAATAAAGTATCAATAAATATTATAACTGAATATTTTACCGGCAAAAAGACTCTCACTGTTTTAACTTACTCTTATGTTGGTGGCGACGGGGATTTTAGCATATTAGATTTTTCAACAAATGATTTTAACTAAATGATTACGATACCTACAATAAACCAGCTAGTAACAGCATTAAAAGCCGACATTGAAGCCAACATGCAAATTACCATTAATATAATCGGTAAAGTGTATTTACGAGCCTATTCACTAGCTTATGCTGGTAAATTAAAGTTAATGTATTTGGTGTTGGGACAAATTCAAAAAAATATCGCCCCAGACATCTGCGACGAAGAAACGCTGTTGAGGTATGGTAAAATAAAATTAAACAGATATTTGTATCCTGCCGTTGAAGGTCAATATACTGTTCAGGTAACCGGCTCAATTGGAGCGATTATCCCTGCGCTTACTGTTTTCAAATCCGACGACAACTCCTTTTCTCCAGGCATACTTTATCAACTGGATCAAGCCTATACGCTCGTTAATACAACTGACTCGATACTTATCCGTTGCCTTACCGGCGGAGAGGCTGGAAAATTGCTTACAAACGACACCTTAACATCTACGACTCCTTTAACGCTAGTTAGCAGTACGGCTACCGTATTAACTGAAACCGTTCAGCCAATAGAAGCCGAAACTATCGAGGATTACAGAAATGCAGTTGTTTTAGCGTTTAGATTAGAACCGAAAGGCGGCTCTGATGCAGACTACATTTTATGGTCGTTGGATGCTGCTGGGGTGGCAAACTCTTACCCTTATGCTAAAAGTGGAGAATCAAGTGCTGTAATTGTTTACGTAGAAGCAAAAACAATCGATAGTACCGACGGGAAAGGCACTCCTACCGCTCAAATACTGTCAGACGTAGAAGATGTTATAAATTTTTCCCCTGACACATCGCTTACTTTAGCGGAAAGGGGAAGGAGGCCAACCGCAGTTAGGCTTTATGTAGATCCAATTACTCCTAAAAATATAATAATAAATATACCTAACTTTCAGGGACTTACTGTTCAAATTACAAATGATATTACAAATGCTCTCAGAACTTATTTATCAAATGTAAGGCCTTTTATTGCGGGAGCAAATCCAATTACAAGCAAAAACGACATGATAGATTCAAACGGAATCATTCAAACAATATCAAATACAGTACCCGGATCTAGTTATGGAACAGTTACATTTACAGTTGATGGAATCACTTATTCTGATTACACATTTAACCTCGGGAATATTCCTTATCTTTCAAGTGTCAACATAACTTAATGACCGTTTTAGAAAAAATAAAAGCATTAACTCAGCAATTACTTCCGACTGGCAGGGCATTCCGATTGACTAATTGGGGCGCACTCTTGAATGATGCTATTGCTAAAAGTGAGGCGCGTTTTTATAACGACTCCATCTCTTTGTTAAATTCTTTAATGCCAGACACAGATAGGTTCTCAGAAGAGGATTGCTCTTTATGGGAGAGGGTATTAGGGCTTGCTACAAATGGAAATAATACATTAGATGAAAGACGAGCGGCTATTTATAGAAAAATGTCCAATCCGGGCGTAAATCCAGCAAAAGGACACTATCTAGTTATTCAAGAGCAGTTGAGATTGGCAGGTTTTGATGTTTACGTGCATGAAAATATGTTTCCAGTTTATCCGAATGGTTGGTACGCTGAAAATCCAGCAGTAATTAATCCAGCATTACTTTCTGAGTCGCAGCATGGTGGAATAAGCCAGCATGGGCCAAATCAGTCTGCCTATATAAATAATGTTGTAGTTAACAGCATCTATAATTACATTGACATAAACTTTGACATTGGATCAGACCTAAATAGCACTTTTTTTATTGGAGGACAAACACTTGGTACTTTTGCGAGTGTTCCAGCATCAAGAGAAGTAGAGTTTAGGCAAACAGTTTTACAATTAAAGCAAACGCAATTAGTCGCATATTTATTAATCATTTACACACCTTTACAAGTCCTCCGCCTGATCTAGCCCCTTCCTCGTCAATAAATGTTTTACGATCTATTTTTCCGCCGTGTTCCTGTTCTTCCAAATCCTTAACAGCGGCATTGTTTTTTCCTTTTAAATTATTTGAGAAAAATCCAACCTGCGACTGCATTGTACTTGTGTTAAACCCTTTTGCCGGAATAACTTTGCTATTTGCTTTAAAGAAGTTGGGCTGTCTTTTTTTAAAAGTCTTACTGGTTCTTTTAGGCATAGTGTTTAACTTCACATTATATGCCGCGTCATTAAGTGTTTTCCTTATGGTTACTGGAAAAGCAGACCTGCTCAAAGACTTTAATTTCTTTGAGTAGCCATGTAATTGAGATATGTCAACACTTATCTGCACTAAGATTCACTGATAATAAACCAATTTGCTTCTGATTTTATTTGTACCATTTTAACTTTTGCTCCAGCCAATAAAGTATAAGTAGCTCCGCCTTCTACGGTGTCAGATCCAGCGGACTGAATGGTTGCATTTGTTGACGAGTCATTAATGATGAAAATTTACAATACTTTTTAGACACAAATAACTTTACCTATCAACAAATGATCGGAATTAAAAAAGGTACAAAAATTGTTTATTATAACTGATGCCATTTGTAGTTGAAATAAATAC